ACGATGTAGCGAATCGGATTGTCATTCAAGTGCACAAGGTAAAACTGATAAATGTAAAGCACACGGAGGAGGAAAACGTTGTAGCGAACCAGATTGTCATTCAAGTGCAAATGGTAAAACTGATAAATGTGTAGCACATGGAGGTGGAAAACGTTGTAGCGAACCTGATTGTAAAAAAAGTGTAGAAGGTAAAACTAAGAGATGTAAAGAACATGGAAGTGTAAAAAGATGTACTTATCAAGGTTGCAAATCAACAGCAGTAAGAAAATCCGATAAATGTAGAACACATGGAGGTGGAAAACGATGTAATGAGCCTGATTGTCATTCAAGTGCACAAGGAAAAACTGATAAATGTATCGCACACGGAGGCGGAAAACGATGTAATGAACCTGATTGTCATTCAAGTGCACAAGGCAAATCCAATAAATGTAAAGCACATGGAGGCGGTAAGCGATGTATCGAACCAGATTGTAAAAAAGGCGCGCAAGGTAATACTGATAAATGTAAAGCACATGGAGGTGGAAAACGATGTATTGAACCAGATTGTAAAAAAGGCGCGCAAGGTAATACTGATAAATGTAAATCACATGGAGGTGGAAAACGATGTAATGAACCGGATTGTAAAAAAAGCTCACAAGGCAATACTGATAAATGTAAAGCACATGGAGGCGGAAAACGTTGTATCGAACCAAATTGTAGAGCAAGTGCACAAGGTAAAACTGATAAATGTGTAGCACATGGAGGAGGAAAACGATGTAATGAACCAGATTGTAAATCAAGCGCCAGAGACAAAACCGATAAATGTGTAGCACACGGAGGCGGAAAACGATGTAGCGAATCGGATTGTCATTCAAGTGCACAAGGTAAAACTGATAAATGTAAAGCACATGGAGGCGGTAAGCGATGTAATGAACCAGATTGTAAATCAAGCGCAATAGGAAAATCCAATAAATGTATCGCACATGGAGGTGGAAAACGATGTCCAAATTGTAAAGATTGGCCCGATTCAAGATGTGGATGTATAAAATATGACGGATATTGCGCAACTTGTTTTAAACGAGTATTTCCAGACGATGAAAGAAGCAAAATTATATATACTCATACAAAAGAAATTATGGTTAGGAATGTGATAAACGCAAATTTTGAAGGATTCATTCATGATAGACCATTATATACTATGAATTGTGATTGCACACATCGACGTCGCATTGATCATAGAAAATTAATAGGTAATACTATTTTAGCAGTTGAAACCGACGAATTTGGACATAGAGGATATGACCAACACGATGAAGAAATTAGATATGATGATTTATATATGATTCACAGTGGTAAATGGATATTTATCCGTTTTAACCCAGATGATAATTTTAGTAAAGTAGATATTGATGACAAATTAGATAAACTAATTGAAACCATGAATGATTGTATTGACCGAATTGAACGGGAAGAAAACACAGAACTGTTAGAAATTATAAAATTGTATTGCTAAGCCCCGAAATACTTTAATTAAAAAATATTTTTAAGCTGTTTTATACAATTTGTAATAAATAAACTGTAATGTATTTTCTAAATTAAAATATTATAATTCTTTTATCGTTTATATTTAAAACAAATTTACTATTATATTTTATGGAAAATACGTCATTCAAATTCGAAATTGAAGAAAAAGAGAAATATATAGTATCTAAACTTTATAAAGCCACTAAAATTCCCACTCAAATACTCTATCACAAAATATTCATCGAGAATGCAAATAACAATTCTGCTGGATATGTCATCAAAGAACAAATTGGGAAAGGAGGAGCTTCTGTTGTTTATAAAGGAGTCATTAAAGATACCAATGAGACAATTATAATAAAAGAATTAAAAACGAATAATTTATATAAAGTTAAGCGTGAAGTAAATATATTGAAGCTATGTAAAAATATTCCCAATGTTATTCAACTTCTCGATTTCTTTGTCAATGATGACTGCTACTATTTGTTGTTTCCATATTATAACTGTAATTCAAGCCGGACGATTTTTTACAATTTCACATCAGTCGAAATTAAAATCTTCATGAAAAAGTTTTTAGAAGCGCTTGAAAAGCTACATAAGAAAGGAATTATTCACAGGGATTTAAAGCCCGGAAATATTCTTGTTAAATCGTGTAGTGATTTTTATATTATCGATTTTGGAATAAGTGATTTCTATATCCCACATCGAAAATTTGATACAAAATTAGGGACTCGCAATTTTAAGGCACCTGAGCAATTAATTAATATTAAAGGATTTGATTATGGTATAGATATATGGGCATGTGGAATATTATTCGCAGAAATATATTTTGGCAAATATCCTTTTTGGAAGCCTGATGAAGACATTATTATTCTGGAAAACATCTATAATTTAGTGGGGACCGATAAATTTACGGAATTCATAAACGAGTATAAGACGGGAGGAGTCTATCATTTCTTAAAGAATCGAGTTGAACAGGGTAATTTAGAGACCTATTTTGAAAGAAAGGAGTCCGATTCTATTAGAAATAACACAGAAGAAAATAAGAAAGCATTTGATTTGATTAGAAAAATGTTGGAGATTGACCCAAGAAAGAGAATAACCGCGCGAGAAGCATTGAAGCATCCATATTTCGCAAATTAATAAAACGGATTTTGATAAAATTAAAGTATATTAATTTTATGGAATATCAGGAGGAAGTCGTTTCTGAATCGAAACAATACACAAATTTGGAAAATTATGATTTTCCAGTTTTTTATTATAAACATAATAAAGCCCAATTTTATTTTAAGAGATTATGTTTAGAAGTAGGAAAAGTATGTCATATAGTTGGAGATAGAAAAACAGGTAAAAGTCTTTTTCTTAGGAGTTTGTGTGGTTTAGAATGTCCATTAGATAAACCAGCAAACACTATTTTTTTAAATTACGATATTACATATAAGCCGGAAATCATTCAATGTAATGACAATTCCATACTTTTAAAAGAATATATTAAAATGAAAAAAATAAACAATTATAAATTATTTGATATGACTTCATTTTTAAATATGAAACTTGTTGATATTCCAGAAGAGAAAAAACAAGTACTGGGTTTTTTATTATCATTGAAAAAAGAGGCTTTATTCTACATGATTGATATTTCCATTGAAAATGTTTCAAAAGAAACTCTTAAAAAGATGGTAGATGTTTTCCGAATTTTCTGTGAAAAAAATGATAAGATTGGATTGATTACCACAAATACACCAGATTATATTGTGAATACAGATAGTGTATATCAATTAAATAGACATACTGATAATGATTATTATGGAGAGCAACTATCATAAATTATAAATGGTTTATTATCTGTGTATTTCTAATATATAGAAGTTGGACAGGTTCGTCATTCTTTTTGGTGGGAAGTCTCTCAATAATATCTACTACATCGAAGCCCTTTACAACTTCTCCAAACACTACATGCTTTCCATCAAGGAAATTATTATCCGCAAAATTGATGAAAAACTGCGAACCATTTGTGTCAGGGCCGGAATTTGCCATAGAAATCGTGTATTTCTTATTTGGGATTGTCAGATTTTCATCGGGGAACTTGGGGCCGAATATAGATTTTCCACCAGTTCCGTCGGCATTTTCATAATCTCCGGTTTGCATCATGAATCCTTTAATAAGGCGATGAATGACGCAACTCTTGTATTCAATCTTAGATAGGGACTTGAAGTTTTCACAGGTTCGTGGGCATTCATTTTCATATAATTTTATATAAATATTTCCGATTTCAATTTCTTTATTCTCTTCTGGACTTGAAGCAATATTTAAAACGACATATTCTTCATTTTCTGTTTCATCTTCTTTTTCAACATGAAAATTTTCTTCTATTTGCTCTTGCGAGTCAGGTTCGGGCTCATCGTTCTTGATTTTAGGTTTACCAAAGAACCAACTCATGATTTTATCACGTTTGGTATAGAGAACGAATAATAAAAGGACACCAACAGCGATAAGAATCCATTTATAGTTCATATTTAAATATAATGTTTTGTCTTTAAGTCTGATTTTTTGCGTATAAATTTTTTTATTATATTATTTCTCTAAAATATGGATTACGTTTCTAAACATATGCTTGATGAAGAGTTAAGAAAAATTAAGAAGAAAGAACAAGATTTATATAAATTTATTCTTCAACAGTTTCTTGATTTAGAAGACTATAAAAAATCATTTTCACAGAAAATTTCAAAAAATGTTGATGAAATTTTAAAAGATAAACTTGATAATTTGACTATTTCTGGTGATGGAAAAAGTGAAGAAGCCGGAATACATGGACCAAATGGATTAAGAAGACTTCAAGGCGAGCAAGGTCCACAAGGAGAAGCCGGCCCACAGGGTCCACAAGGCGAGAAAGGCCCACAAGGAGAAGCCGGACCACAAGGAGAAGCCGGACCACAGGGACAAGCCGGACCACAAGGAGAAGCCGGACCACAGGGACAAGCCGGACCACAGGGACAAGCCGGACCACAAGGAGAAGCCGGACCACAGGGACAAGTCGGTCCACAGGGACAAGTCGGTTCACAAGGAGAAGCAGGTCCACAAGGTCCCCAAGGAGAAGCAGGTCCACAAGGAGAAGCAGGTCCACAAGGTCCCCAAGGAGAAGCAGGTCCACAAGGTCCACAAGGAGAAGCCGGTCCCACTGGTGGAAATTTAGTCCGGAATGTTTTTAAATATAACGACACATTTGAAAATGAATTATTTTTGGAATCATTATCCGCAAATCATGAAACCGTAGTTTTCTTGGAAACAAATATTGTTAGTAAATTTATTCTTCCAAAACCCACCCCAGAAATGGTTGGGCGACAGCTTTTAATAATTAATACAGGTGATAATACATGGAAGATATCCGCATCTTCAAATATTAAAATCGGTGGACAGTATGAAAAGAATTTGAATAAAGAAGGACATTATATCAAATTATTAGTAGATAGTGAAAAATATTATATTATATAATAATATGACAAATTGTTCTTATATAAATAAAAATGGTAAGATGTGTGGGGGCCATATTCATGGAAATGGAATCATATGTAATAAGCATAATAAAAAGACTCAGAAAGGTGGGTTCATTTATGAGTTGATTTATCCACTGGGGGCGAGTGTGGGAGCGGCGACATATACTCTTTATAAATTAAACAATATTGTCGGTGATTGGTATATGAAGCGCAATAAAAATAAAAAGAATAAAAAAGTCTAATTTAAATTTACCATCAATAAAAATTGATGGTAAATTCGAGCAAAAATTGTATGGTAATTGTCTGTGGAAGTTATTTGGCGATAACACCCTAAACCGGCTGGGGAGGCAATTGGTTCGATTCCAGTACACATGACATTATAATTCCAATTCTAAAATAGAGTATAACTTCTTTGAAATATTTTCAATAAATTCATCATCTTCTTTCGAACTCAACTTCCCTGATATTTTTTGAATAATAATATCTTCATCTTTTGTATTAGAGTTTCCCATTATTTTTTGTATGTAATAAACATAATAAAAAGACCCAAAAAGGTGGGTTCATTTATGAGTTGATTTATCCACTGGGGGCCAGTGTGGGAGCAGCGACATATACTCTTTATAAATTAAACAATATTGTCGGTGATTGGTATATGAACCGCAATAAGAATAAAAAGAATAAAAAATAAGATTATAAATTTACCATTAATAAAAATTGATGATAAATTCAAGCAAAATTTTTATGGTAATCGCCAGTTAGTTTATGTACTTTCTAAAACATTCCCGCATGCTCTATTAAACGTGGGAAGAAGGTCTGTAGAGCGGACCACTGGCATATTATAATTCCAATTCTAAAATCTCATATAACTTCTTTGAAAGTTTCTCAATAAATTCATCATCTTCTTTCTCAATTAACCTCCCTGATATTTTTTCAATAATAATATCTTCATCTTTTGATTCAGTTGTCTCATTCATTTTTTGAATAATAGTTTTATCCTTCGATTCAACTTCCAATAGTTTATCAATAATATCTACGCTAACTCCGATTTGCTTTAATTTCAGTAGATCAGCCTCAATTTCTTTGACATCATTCATTGAAAGCCCATCTGGTTTAATGTTTTCACTTTTTATTCCTTTTATTGGGACTTCTTGATATTTAATTGTATTTGAATGTAGAAATTGCTTCTTTATTATATATCCTCTCAAAAACTTCTGTTTTATATAATGGAATATTTGTTTATCTAATGAGCGGTTTATTTTCCATAGTTTTGTTAATTTAAGCAATCTTCGCGCTCCATTTAATGTAATCATGTAAGCATGTGGTTCATGAACTTCGGTCTGGATTTCAAGTTCTCCATTTGATTGTTCTAAATCGCGATTATTCAAATATAATCCAACATAATCAAACTGCTCTGGGATATTTTGAAATATGGAGTTTATATTTTTATTTATACTTCCGAATATACGAATATTATCCTCAATAATGATTGCGTATTCAAGAGAATTATCATAAATGTATTTCCATGTTAAATAATGTGTTATAAATCGGTTAAAATCCCCGAGACTTCCTTTTTCTGCGTATGATTTTGTTATAAATAGTTCATTATTTAAAAGAATATTGTT